CCAGCGGGCCGAGGCCACGCTTGCGGCGGCCGGCGTTGATGCGAGAGACGAACTCAGCGGCGACTTGGGCGAGGATCTCAGCGAGCTTCGCGTCAGGCGTCGGCGACTCTTCGACCAGCCGGTCGAGTTCGTCGTTGCCGAGGCGGTCGCGGAAGGAGTCAACGGTGAGAGCAATCCAAGCCATGAGTCAGGAAAAGGAAAGAGGCCCGCCCGCGAACAGGCGGGCCTCAATGGGGTGGTCGATCAGAACAGGAGCTTGGCGACCATGCTGCCGGTCACGGTGCCGGCGGTCGCAGTCATCGTCTGGGCGATGCGGACATACCGGCGGGTGTTGGCAGGGACGCGGAACCGGACGGTTTTCGCGGCGATGCCAGAACCGTCAGCGGTCTGCGTCGTCGAGATCGCGGGATCAACGGCGAGGAAGGTGGTGCCATCGGCGCTGTCTTGCAGCGTGTAGGTGACAACCTTGGTGCTGCTGATTCCGGCGGCGAGTGGTGCAGCAAGCTCAAACACGACGCGCTCGATGTCACCGCCGACGGCCTGTTCGAGGTCGAAGGAAGCGGTGTTGGCTCCCGCTTGCGCGATGGCCACGGTCGAGACGTAGTTCTGGTCCTGCTGGTTGCGATTAAATTCAAAAGACATGGTCGTGATTAGCTGAGGGTTTCGGTGTCACCGATGGAGTCGGTGATGATGATGGGGATACCGAAGGACTCGGTGGGGACACCCGGAAGGATGCCAGTGAAGGCTTCCTGCTTGGTGCTGGCGGTCATCGTCCGGCTGATCTGAAGCTGATAAGCGGAGCGACGGGACATGAGCAGATGGCTCGGGCGCTCGCCGACCGGGAACTTGCTCAGAAGCTCGGCGATCTTAGCGTCGGTAACTCCCTTGCCGGTATCAGCGGTGCAGTCCTTCAAGCGGCCCACGGCGTACTTGTTGACGCACTGGAAGCCGATCCACGCGGTGAGGTCGGAGATGAACGCGGCGTAACGCTTCGAGTTGGCGTCGACGGCGTCGCCCTCACGGAAGGCCGAGAGGTCGAAGGTGGTTCCGTTGCCGTAGACGTATTGCACGCCGGTGGTGCCTGCCTTAATGGCGTAGACCGAGGAGCCGGTGGCGGAAGTCGTCCCGCCTGCATCGACGACCAGCTCGTCACCGAAGGTGCCGATGAGCTGCTGGAGGCCGAAGAAGCCCTTCGCGCCTGCGGCGGTGCCGTAGATCGTCTGGGATCCAACGGTCGAGAGAGCCGCGCGCATGACGCCGGCGGCTTCGATGGCCTGGATGGCTTCGGGTCCGTCTTCGTAGCCGCGGGCGACTGCCTTGTCCACCTCGACGCGAGACGAGAGGATGTAGCACTCGACGAGGCGCTCGGTGAAGTTCGACTTGGTGGCGTCGGTGCCTTCGTTGGCAGCGCGGAAACCCACAGCCGGGCGGCTGTTGCGGATAACCGTCTTGTAGGAGGTGCCGCGGATCGTGCGCGCCGGGATGATGGTCACCTCGGGCGAAGCGGTTGCGACTTCCTCGATGAGTCCGACGATCGGGTCGGCACCGTTGAGCTTGGCGAGGTCAAGCAGGGTCAAGTTGTTGGACATGGGATGTTAGGATTGGGATTGAGCTTTGAAGGCGGCTTCAACACGGGCGAGGCCAGTGAGAGCTGGGCCTTGAGGCGGGTCTTCGGTGCGGCCCGCGAGGACTGTTTTGCCAGAGAGGGCGGGATTGACCGGGATGGCGTTAAGCGCCTTCACGGCTTCCGGGTTGCTGGTGATGGACGAGCGCCAGAACGCCTTGGTCGCGTCGTCCTGAGGGGCGATGCGGCCGGCCTTGATGGCGTCTTCGATGGCGGCGTCGGCGGATGCCGATGCCTTCGCAGCCATCTCGTCCTTGAGCGACTTGTAGGCGGCTTCGAGTTCGTCGTTGCGCTTCTTCATGTCGGCCAGATCATCCTCGGCGGACTTCTTGGCCATGTTGGCGGCTTCGACGGTTTCGACCTGCGCGGCGGCTTCACGGAGGGAAGCGAGCGCGGTTTTGGCGGTTTCGAGAGCTTGATCGGGCGCGCAAGACGCCTCCACGAGCCCGAGTTCAACTAGGTGTTGCATGGGGTCTGTTGCTTGGTGAGCTGCGGCGATCCGCGGGATTTCCTCGAAGGCCGGGTCGTTGACCAAGCTGCCGATCTCCCCGCGGCCTGTCAGGCCGGTCGGGATGCCGTCTTTCGAGATGAGGAAAGTCGGGGAAAAGTAGGAGTAGTCGCGGCCTTCGATGGCTGCGCGGCCGGCGGCAGTCCATTCGACGTCGAGCAGCAGGCCGACGCCTGGCTCGTAACGAAATCCCTGCGGGATGAACGACGCAGCACCTGGCTTGTGGTCGAACCCGGCGAAAGGCCGAACGTTGGACTCTTGCCGGCGGGCGAGATCCTCGGTGAAGCCGGCCAGAACCCGGTCATCGACCGTCACCGTCAGCGTCTTCGGCTTGCCGCCCACGCTCGCGGTGATGCTGTGCGTGCCTTCAGGCAGGAACACGATCGACCCGGCTTCGGAAAGCTCGGATTGGAACGCGGAGTTGACTGTGAGGCCGGTCATCTGGCGAAACCTTAGTAAATTGCTCAGGATAGTCAACATTGCAAATTCAAGGGGTCTCGAAGGAGTCGATCAGGCTGTCGAGCGCCTCGTCGATGAAGGTGTCGAGGTAGCTCGCTTCGGGCGGCAGGGCACCCGGCCAAGGGCGCTGCGTGATGCTCTTCTTGAGCGCATAGGCGGCCTTCACGTCGGCCGTCTGCTCGTCGACGAACATCAGCATTCCCTTCGCCGCGAACAGCGGGGCGATCGTGCGCGAGAACGTCTTCGCAGTCAGGCCATGCGCCCGCGGATCCACCGGGATGGTGAGGAACTTCTTCCGCTTCGCTCGGATCGTGCCGCCGGTGACCTTGTGGGCGAGGCCAACGGTGCCGTTGACGAAGCCCACCGAGAACGTATTGGTCTGCTTCATCGACCAGCCGGTTTCGGTAGACCTCCACCACTGCGTCACCCTGCGGCCGGGGCCGTGAGTCGGCAGCGCAGGGTTGACCCAGAACGGCCGACCCTTGGCTTGGTAGTAGCCCTTGATCACAGCCAGCGCGGCCTGCCCGCCGTCACCGATCGCTTGGCGTCTGGCGGCAGTGGAGGAAAGCAGGACGAGCCCCAGCTTGACCGACTGGTCGCCGGTCATCGTGACGTTGACGGTGAGCTTAGACATTTGGCTCGATCCCTCGGATGACGGCCTCGCCGATCTCCGCTTCGAGAGCGTCGGCGAGTGCCTTTTGGTTCAGCATGGAGAACATCCGCGGCACCTGCTGCACGGCCTCGTCGACCAGCGCGTTGAATGCGCCAGGCGTCAGCGTGCGGCTCTGCTCGATCAAGTCACCGAGTAGCTCGTCCATCGGGGCGAGCCATTCGGCAGCGAGGTCACGGAGGTCGGCCTTGGTCATTCTGCTTCGATGAGTTTTTGCTTCGCCTTCGCCCAGCGGTATCCGGCGTCGCCGCCCCAGCCGTGCCAGGCCTGCCAGCCTTTGCCCTTGGCCGGCCAGGTCTCGCCGGACTTGTCCACCTCGTGGCGGGCGAAGAACGAGACCATGCGCTGCACGGTGTCGGGCGTGAGCGTCGTCCGGTTCGCGATGTCGCGGGCGCGGGCGATCCCGACAGCGGTCATGCCTCGCTCGCTCGCAGGCTTCGTCCGTCGGATGTCGAGCGCCTCCTGCGCGTTCGCTGCCATCTCGGCGGTCGGTCGAAGGTCGATTTCGTCGAGGCGGGCTGCTGCGAGCGCGTCGAGAGGGTCGGCCAAGTCGAGAGTGTCGTCCTCCATGTCATCCTCGCCGAAGATCGCGTCGCCGTCGACAGGCTCGGGGATCTCCAACTCCTCGTAGACCCACTTCGCCGGCATCTTGACGCCGGTCTCGACGAGGATCTTGAACCGCTCGGCCGCGGCCTTGGCGTCCTTCACGCGAGGGATGGTGATCTCGGCGTAGGGCATGTCCTCGGCCGGCACCGCGCCGAAGTTCAAGCGCACGATGGCTGGGATGAGCTGCTCGGTCAGGATCGACGCCGTCCACGACGCGACGGACTGGAGCACCTCGGTGCGGATCCCGTCATGCACCTCGCCCAGCGCCCGCGAGCCGGTGCCGGTGTTGTCGGTGGTGAGGGTCTGGCCGAGCAGCAGGATGTCGCAGGCTCGGTCGGCAACGTCCATGAGGTGCGACTGCGGCATCGAGTCGGCGGCGCCCGACACGCCGTCGAGGATGTTGAGCTTGACGCCGGGGCCGGTCACCGCGGCACCAGTGCTGCCGACGTTTTCCAGCATAGCCTCAGCGGCATCCATCGCGCCTTCGCTGCCGTCCGTCTCGACGTGTCGCCACGGGATGCCGAAGAGCTGGGCATACTGCATCAGCCATCCGAGGCCATAGACGCTGGCGAGCCAGTATTTCGTGAGTGTGCGGAGGTTGGCGGCGTGGATCGGGTGCGTGCCGCCTTGGCTCCAGACGGCGATCAGGAACCGGTCGGGCGGGAAGTCCTCCAGCGGGCTGTTGTTCGCGCCGCCTGGTGCGACCATCAGCCGGTCGATCTCGTTGCTGGCGGACGGGTAGGCGAGATACTTGGCCGGCACCGGGGCGTAGGCCCGCGGCGAGATAATCCCGTTCTGCGCGTGCCATGCGATCTCCAGAACGCTGATGCCCTTGGCGTAGGCGTCGATGAGAGCGCGGATCCCGCCTTCCATGTCGAGTTCCCAGTAGCCCGGGCGAGGCGCGAAGGACTCCATGGCTCGCTCGACGACTTCGTGGATCCGCATCGACTGCGGCGTCGGCTCCTCCGATCCTTCGCGGGTCGCAGGCTTGATCTGGATCTCAAGGCGGGCGACGGCACCGGACACCTCGTTGAGCGCCTTCCGCAGGCGCGGCCAGGTGTCGAGCATCAGGCGGAACAGCCGGTCTTGGTCCTCCAGCTTGCCCGTGCGGACGTTCCGCAGGATCGTGCGGACCTGCTCAGGGGTGACATTCGACAGGTCGAAGTCGTTGGTGCGATACTGCGCCGGCACGGGCCAGACGACGCCTTTTCGTTCGTCGATTGTCATTCTTGAGCATCCTTAGCGACTTACTAAGGATTTGGCAAGGGTGGGGATTCTACAGGCTGTTGAACCCCCGCACCGCCCGCGTCGCCATCGGGTTTCGCTGCGTCCTGATCGCCGACTTCTCCGACATCAGCCCGGAGTGATGCGCGCCCAGAGCAATGCACGCCAGCAGGGCGTCGGCGCGGTCGGGCGACTTCAGGCCGGCCTTCCGCATCTTCTCCTTGTCCTCGATCCGCAGCTTCCCGGTGGCGTTCCACTCGCTCCGGCGCGTGGTGATCTGTTCGAAGGTCATCGGGTCGAGTTCGCCCAGGTTGACCTCGCCGCGGTGGATCGCCTGCGTCCCGGTGTGCCAGACCTCGCCGATCAAGTTGGCATACTCGTCAGAGTCCTTCGCGGCCTGCCCGCCGTGGAACCGGTTGATGTGCCATCCCTCCTCAGCCATCTGGCAGACGAACCCGGTGCCGAGGCCGTCGGCGTCGCCGAAGATCTGCCCTGGCTTCAGCTTCTCCTCTTCGAAAAGCCGGATGAACTGCCGCGCGGCCTGCACGGTGTCCCGCTCCTGCCATGCCTTGACGACGCGGGCGTGGTTGCCGCGGCGGATCGCCAGCACGTTCTCATCCCGGCCGGCAGCGAAGTCGCAGAACGCGACGACCTCCCCGGACTCGTCGGCCTTCGGTTGGCGCTCAAGCGCGGCGGTGAGGCGGGCCGGTGACAGCACCATCAGCTCGTCGTCGGCGGTGAACTCGGCGAGATGCTTGGACCGATACAGCGGGTGGTCCTCGCCATATTTGATCCGGTCGAGCTGCCTGCGCTCCTCGGGGATGTGCGGGCACTCGCTGCTCGGCACCTTGCGCGTCCAGTAGAGGGACCGGTCCTTGTGGTGGCTGTCGTAGAATTGCCCACGCGGTGCGCCAGGTGACGACACCCAGAGCTGGAGCAGGCGAGTGCATCGGTCGAAGGCCTCGAAGATCTGGTCCGGCACCGTCTTCGCTTCGTCCACGATCAGCATCAGCGGCGCGTCAGGGTCGCCGTGCCATCCTTCAGCGCGGCCTCCATCGTCGGTCGAGAAGCCCAGCGCGAAGCCGCCCTCGGGCGTGCGCAGCTCGTCGGAGAGGAACGTCCAGGCGGGAAACTTGTCGCGGTGCTTACGGATCGCCGGCCAGAGCTGGTTGGAGAGCTGCCGGAAGGATCCCGAGGTGAAGACGACTTTGCCCTTGGGATTCTGATCGAGGAACCACAGGATCAGCGGCGCGACGAGCCGGTCTGTCTTGCCGCTGCCGTTTGCCGCCACCACGGACGAGAACTGCCCGATGCCGACGGACTCCAGCGCCTCGATCTGCCAGACGTAGGGGATGATGCCCAGCTTGAGGACGCAGAACTCGGTCGGAGTCATCTCAACCTCTCCTTCAGCTCATGCAGCTCGATGAACAGGCTGATCGCCGTCTCATGCTCGGCCTTGAGTTGATCTCGCAGCGTCTCGACCTCGTGCTTCCAGACGACCAGCTCGCGCTCCAGCTCGGCAATGCGATCAACTCGCGGCGCGTCACAATCCTCGCAAGCCTTTTGAGCTGCTCGGAAGGTCTGGTTTTCGCGCTCCAGCTGTCGGCTTAGGCCGGTCATCTCCGAGATGTAGGCGGACTCGTTGTAGCCTCGATGGGCAATGGCGTCGGTGCGTGGGGTCGGTGTCATACTCGTCGAGCCTCCTTCCATGCGGCAAACATCTGCTGGCATCCACCGGGGTCGTAGGTGAATGACGCATGCTCAAGCTGAGATGCCATCTCGTTTGAAAGCGCCCGCTCGGCGGCAAGCTCGCGCTCAAGCTCTTCCAGTCGGTCGGCGGAGGCATCGATCATCGCGCCGATGTCTGCCGGGTTCGGCTGCTCAAGCGTCTCGTCGCCTCGCCGCCATCGGTTGAACTCGCGGAGCTGGGTGGGTAGGTTGTTGGCTGGTGCCATGGTCGGTGTCAGTCCCTCTTCGGCGAGGAAGTCGGCAAAGTCACTCCCTCGGTGCGGGTTCGGTGTCATGGCCTGCGGACTCGTTCCTGCGCGTCCTCGATCACCCGGCGAAGGGCGGCGTCTTGGTCGGGTGGCAGGTGAATGAGAGCCGACTTCGTGCTGTTGTCGATGCCGACGTTCACTGCCATCTCGGCCGGTGGCTTCCACCCGCCGCGGCACTTG